AGTGGCAACACTTCCAATGGGATAGGGGTCGCTTGTTCTACTGCACCGATAACTCACGCAAGGAGATGTATCACTTGCCTCGAGGCGGGCGACTCGACTTCCAGTTGGTGGATGGCAAATCATTCTTGCTTAACGCACCGGTCGCGTACAACATACGATCGAATCGTGGCGTTGTGAAGAAGCTGATGACAAAGTATGAGGAGTTCACCTCGTGGGCGCAGGTCGTGCTTACTGTGTCGCCTAGCTTTCTCATGTCGGAGTTAGAGCCATCGTATGAGGACTACGCCACATCGCTAGGGTTTATATCCAATGCGGAGTACAAGGCTATGTCTACTAACTTCGCTACTCTAACGCCCGAGGAGCGTGATGATTACTGGAACGAACGCTATGCGCGAGACGCCATACCATTTGGTACTGGGCGTTACAACAGGCAGATAGGCTTTCACAGGCAAGCGTGCCTGCGTATGAAGGAGCTGATTGAAGGCGGTGACCCCGATGACTGGGTGCGAGTTCTTCATGTCGTTGCTTATCGTGCGGGTCACTACCACTGGGTTGACACAAAGCACCACAGGAGACTTGAGGCTGAACAGGCTGTCGAGTACATCAAACAACTCGTTACCTATTTGCATAGGGATGAGGCGTTCCGACTTGAGCGTTTGCCCAAGGGCGAGAAGCCCTCGCTGACAAACGGCAGGTACTTTCATGATCTTGAGTTCGTACCACGGAAACTTCGACAAGTTGTCGATAGTTCCATTTAACATTTTAAACAGGAGAATCCTATGACAGAGAATACATTGACGATCACGGGCCCAGTCGTATCATTATCATCTATGGCTATGCTCGTGGAGTTACGCATCAGCACATGGACTGCGCGTAAGCGTGACAACGAAACGACTATGGATGTCAACACATCTAAGGAAGCTGACCAAGATGCGGGCTCGGTATACAAGTACCTCATGGCGGGCAGTGATCACCTCAAGAAGATTGAGAAGTATGCCGCCAAGTGCAGGGGGTGGAACTCAACGCAGACATTGCCTTGGATGAAGGGTGTCGGGCTCTTGCCTATGGAGAACTTCTTCAAGTACCGCGAGCAACTCGGTACGATGGAGGCGAACTTCTATGCACTGGTCAATGACTTCATCATTGCGTATCCGCAGATCAAGAACGACCAAGCGTTCAAGCTAGGCAAGTACTATCGGGCGGATGAGTTTCCCGATGTAGAGACCTTGCCTCGTCGCTTCAAGTTTGAGTACAACTTCTTGCCCGTGCCTGAGAGCGGTGACTTCCGCATCAACTGCGAGGCTCGTGTCAAGGCTGATCTGCAAGAGCAGTACGACAAGATGTTTCAAGACAAACTGCAAGAAGCTATGCGTGACCCATGGGATAGGTTGCATAGCATGCTCATTCGCATGAGTGAGAGGCTGACCGATGACGAGGGCGGTGAACGCAAGATCTTCCGTGACTCCTTGCTAGAGAACGCTGTGGAACTGTGCGACCTGCTGACTAGACTCAATGTCACCAAAGACCCTGAGCTGGAGAAGGCTCGTCGTATGTTAGAGCAGGCAGTAACGCTGACCGACATCAAAGACCTACGCGCTGACGAGAGTTCCCGCATCGAACTCAAGACTAGCGTAGATGAGATCATCAACAAATTTAACTGGTAATCAACATGACATTTGCAAACATTCAACTACCACCCAACCTCGTGCTCGAGCCTATGCTCGCTGAACTTGTGAACAAACTCGCGTTAGATATGCCGTCCTTTACCTTTACCACTAAGGGTATGGAATCGAGTGATCTTAACTACCACACCGCCAAGACTTCTATCTGTGATCGGGAAGTTAAAGCGCCCGAGGGCTTTGATTTTCTCAAGAAGGTCAGGGTGTACAAGGGCCCAGAACTACTCGGTCAAATATTCTTGGATAGGAGATACGGTCGTAGGGGCAGCGATACTGTCTACTGTATCAACTCATGGCGTATCGACAATCAACGTGGCAATGCGAACACGTCCAGTACGACTAAGATAACGGGCGCGGCTCGACTTGCCAAGAAACATCTCGTACCGCAGAACATGGTGGAGGTCGTGGACAAGGCGTCGTCTTCGTTACAGCAGGGGTTCTTCCATGCGATTCGTGATCTATCTAGACCTATTCTGAACAATCAGTTAGGTCCTATGCACATCCACATGCAGAAGTTCTTGTATCAGATAATGAATGGTGAGGAAGACCCAGCGGGCGAGATACTCATGCGACAACACTTCACATCTGACAAGTATCATAAGGCGATGTCCGAGTGTATGCTTGCCGAGAAGATGGAGAAGCTAAAGTATTCTGTAGCAGTGCATCATAACAATGCGTTTCTCATCAGACCTGCCACGGGTGAGATGGAGTACAAATCATTTGATGAACTACCTGAGTATATGCAGAACGCTATTGGTGTACTGCAACTCATGGAGGACAACGAGCTTGTCGATGACATAGGCTTTCGCCTCAACGATACTAACTTCCTGATACTAGAGAAGTAGTAGATAACTAAACAAATTGACCCGCCTAGTGCGGGTCTTTTTTTGCCTATGGAATAGTCGACAACTTGTCGATGATTCCTCGGTTACTAAGTGTTAACACCTAGCAAATAAATTTCATAAAAGACTTGACATAGTCCAGTAATGCTATACATTAGAGGTATGGCACTTACACCCGAAACCAGAGTAAAACGCAGAGTAACAGACATACTTAGAAAGTATGATGCGTACTTCTTCTTTCCCGCAAGTAACGGCTTCGGTCGAGCTGGAATACCCGATATCATTGCATGCTATCGCGGGCAGTTCATAGCTATCGAATGCAAGGCGGGCAAGAATACCACAACCGCATTACAACGCAGAGAACTTCGCGCAATTGAAGATGCCGGTGGCTACGCGCTTGTGATCAACGAAACAAACATAGAACAAGTAGAAGCAGTACTCCAACAACTAAAGGAAGCCCGACCATGATTGACAAACTACTACGCCCCTTCGTCTGCGACCAACTCAAGGCGCTGATGGAAAAACTCGAGACACAAGAAATTGATGCCCGTTCCCTGAGAAAGATCGGGGATGTGATTAGCGAGCTAAAACTTACGCGCTTTGAGCGCTATGTGGTCGGTCGCGTTTATAAACGGGCTAGGCGACTAAGCGACATGAACCGGCTCATGGAAGAGATCATCATGGGTCAGATGCAAGACAACATTGACATAGATATCAATGCTAGGTTGCGGGCGGCAATGAATAATTCTATGACTAACACCGCACTTTGGAACGGACAAGTCCCTGCCCAACAAAACCCGTACCAAAACGCATACCCACAAAACTTAACGCCCCCTGAGCAGTCTAGGCGCGTAATTGTTCGCCCTAAAGCACGCGCATGATCACGATCGACTTCGAGACTTTTTATAGTCGCGAGTATTCTTTAACCCGTCTAACGACGGAGGAATATGTGCGTGACCCGCAGTTTCAGGTGATCGGTGTAGCGGTCAAGGTTAATTCCGAACCTGCTCAGTGGTTTTCCGGTAACCTGCAAGAAACGGCTGAGTGGTTGGCGCAGTTTGATTGGGGCAATCACTTCGTGCTAGCCCATAACGCTATCTTTGATGCGGCAATTTTGACGTGGGTCTTTGGGCAGAAACCCAAGGCGTGGCTCGATACCCTGTCTATGGCTAGAGCAATGTTTGGCACGACTGTGGGCGGAAGCCTTGCCAAGTTGGTTGAACACTTCGGTATTGGCGCAAAGGGTTTAGAGGTGCATGATGCACGGGGCTTGCGTCGTGAAGACTTTCCTGTCGCCCAACTCGCGCAGTACGGTGAGTACTGCAAGAACGATGTGGAGCTGACCTACAAACTGTACAACGAGATGTCCAGTTTCCCTACGATAGAGAAGCGGTTGATCGACATTACTATTCGTATGTTTAGTGATCCACTATTAGAACTCGATGTGGACAAACTCGAATCGCACTTGGTAGAGGTGAAAGAGCGCAAAGAGAAGCTGTTCGTCGAGGCCAAGATCACAAAGGAAGTCCTCAACAGTAGCGCTAAGTTTGCAGAGTTGTTGGAAGCCAACAATGTGCGCCCGCCCATGAAGATCAGTCCGGCTACGGGCAAGGATACCTACGCTTTCGCCAAGAGTGACGCTGAGTTTATGGCACTGCTTGAGCACCCGAATGAGATCGTGCAAGCCCTTGTTGCCGCACGGGTTGGTGCTAAGTCTACGCTTGAGGAGACACGTACAGAGCGCTTTATCAGTATCGCTCGTCGCGGGCATATCGGCGGGGCTCTTCGTCGTCTACCTATTCCGTTGAAATACTATGCGGCTCACACGGGTCGGTGGGGTGGCTCGGACAAGGTGAACCTGCAGAACCTGCCTAGCCGTGGCACAGAGGGCGGCAAGCTCAAGCGCTGTATCGTTGCACCTCGCGGGCATGTCATCATCGACTGTGACTCGTCGCAGATTGAGGCCCGTGTCTTGGCGTGGCTGGCAGGGCAGACCGATATCTTGGAGAGATTCAGCAAGAAAGAAGACGTGTATAAGTACATGGCGGCACGGATTTTTGACACGTCGCTTAACCGAGTCAGTCCTGAGCAACGCTTCATCGGTAAGACCACCGTGCTTGGTGCGGGTTACGGCATGGGCGCGGTTAAGTTTCAGATGCAGTTGTCTACGATGGGTAAAGACGTTGACCTTGATACATGCAAATTTATTGTCAAGCAGTATCGGGCCGCGAACCCCAACATTGCGAAATGGTGGAATCATTTGACGTTAGCCCTTGACTTCATGATGCAGAACAAGGAGCTCGATATTGACACCGTGGGTGTGTTGAAGCTTGAGCCGTTCACGGGTATTAGCTTACCGAATGGGTTGATGCAGAACTACCCCGAGTTAGCCCGCCACAGTAATGGCGATTACACCTATCAGACACGTATGGGGCCGAGCAAGATTTATGGCGGCAAGGTGGCAGAGAACCTTTGCCAAGCCGTCGCTCGATGCATCATCGGTGAGCAGATTATTCAGATTGAGAAGCGCTATCGCGTAGTACTGACCGTGCATGATGCGATCGCTTGCGTCGTACCCGAGGATGAAGCTCACGAAGCGCGGGCGTATATCGAAGAATGTATGAGGACTCCCCCTGCATGGGCGCAGGGATTGCCTCTGGACTGCGAGTCAGGCATGGCTCGAAATTATGGAGATTGCTAATGGCAAATATCACATGGTCGTACAGTAGTTTATCGCTGTACCAACAGTGTCCTAAAAAGTACTACCACCTCAAGGTAGCCAAGGATATCAAAGAGCCATTGGGCGAGGCGATTGTGTTTGGCAACACCATTCATAAGATCGCTGAAGAATACGTTAGTAAGGGTGTACCTATTCCAGAGAAATACAAAGAGATCGAGCCAGCGCTTGAGTCCATCCGCAACATGGAAGGCGAGAAGCTGTGCGAGAACAAACTCGGTTTGACGGCTGACCTTGAACCCTGCGGTTTCTTTGATAAGAAGGTGTGGTGGCGTGGCATCGCTGACATCATCATCTTGCAAGGCGATCGTGCCCTGACCATCGACTACAAGACGGGCAAGAAGAGTCAGTACGCTGACCTCAAACAATTAGAAGTGCTGTCGCTTGCGATCTTCAAGCACTTTCCACAAGTTAAGAAAGTCAAAGCGGGCTTGTTGTTCCTGTTCGCTGATGACTTTGTAAAGGCTGACTATTCGCAGGATAACCAAGAAGAAGCTTGGACTCCGTGGATATCAGAGGTTGGGCAGTTGCAGTCCTCTATCGAGAACGATGTATGGAACGCGAAACCCAACTTTACTTGCCGTGGCTGGTGTCCAGTCACATCATGTGTTCACAACCAAGGAAGCAAAAATGGCTAAAAAGCTAAGTAAAACAGCGCAGATCAATGCGTATATTGAGTCTAACCCAACCGCCCCCTCTGGCGAAGTCGCTAAGAAGTTTGGGGTAAAGAGCGGCTATGTGTCGTCTCTCAAATGGAACCTCAAAAAGAAAGGTGTTGCGATTCCGAAAGCGATTGGGAAATCTAAGTTTTTCAACACTGTAATGACAACCAACAAATCTATCATGGAGCATATTGCACCGCACATCCCCGTGTACGAAGATTCAGTTGAGCATGTAACGCCCAAGCGTTTGGCTGAGATTACGTTTGAGTTGGCAAAGGGTCGTCCGGCTATCATGGAGATCGAGCCACCCGCAGACCCAGTGAACCACCCTGCTCATTACAAAGCGGGCGGTATTGAGACGATCGACTTCATCGAAGCCAAGAAGCTGGGCTATAACTTGGGTAACGTCGTGAAGTACATCACCCGTGCAGACCTCAAGGGCAACCGCAAGCAAGACTTAGAGAAAGCCCTGTGGTATCTCAAGCGTGAGATTGGCGCTCAATGAAATCAAAAGCCGTACTGGAGTTTGACTACCCCGACGATGAAGACGCACTGCTGTTTGCATTGAAGGGTCAGGCTATGTACAAGGCGCTGGCAAGTATCAAGATGGTCATGTCAGCGCCCGCTTCAAAAGCCGAGATGGTCAGCCAAGTCAAAACAATCCTTAACGAAATCTTTGCGGAGCTAGGAGAATGAAAAGCGAACCAGCATTTCCACAAAACGAACGAGTCACTGCCGCAATTTCAATTGCTAAAAGTCAAGGCATGACCCTGCGTGATTACTTTGCGGCTAAGGCTATGCCCCCAATGCTTCACGCAAATGCGGGTAAGTGGGCTGGAAATTACGACGCCCATGCAAAAATGGCCTATGAGTTTGCAGACGCAATGCTGAAAGCGAGGGAAGCATGACATGGCCGTTCCCCCCATTCCCAAACCCCAAGGACAAGAACGACAAGCGAGAGCCGAAGTTCAATCCTGACAACTACGAGGATGCACCGAGATGAAAGACGATGACGATGACATTCAAGACTACGTTCGCCCTTGGGTGGGGCTGACTGATGAGGAGATTGAAGATTTTGTAAGCGCATTATGGCCTGTGGGAGCAGGAGCAGGGAAACTTCTCCGAGCCGTTGAAGCCAAACTCAAGGAGAAGAATCATGGGTAAACCAATAGCATGGTACGACCCAAGCAACGGCATGGTAAGTACAGACCAAGACTGCCCTTTGTTTACACCGCTTGGTCAGGTGTGGGGTTTGTATCCAA